TGTTTGGAAACTTATAAAAAAAATATTTATAAATTAAATAATAAAGATGTTTTTACACTAATTACTCCAAAATATGAATATCGTCCTGATTTATTATCATATGATTTTTATGGTACTACTGATTTTTGGTGGAAAATTATGGAAATGAATAATATAATTGATATATTTGATTTTAAATCTGGTTTAACTATTAGATTACCAGAAAGGACATTTTAAATGGGATTTGAAGAAAATTTAAAAAATCCTACTAATATTTTATACAGATATGGAGAATCAATTGCTCCTTATGTAAAATTATTTTTTGGAGATCCAAACAATCCTGTAATTACAGTTGGCAATAAATCGTCTGAACCTTTTGAACATAATGCCATTATAGAAAGTTTCGAATATGGAAAAACAGATGGTAATATTGTTCATGCAGAAATTATTGATACTAGCAATGGACCATTTACAAAGTTTGTAGACACTTTATCTAAATGTATATCAAAAAGCAAAGATGATTTCAAATGTGGTGTCCAATGGGGATGGATTACTCAAGATTGCACAGGTAAAATTGATAAAAAATCTTCTCCGATTATTTATTTATTATTAACAAATATATCTGTTGCTCTTGCAGAAGGAAAAATAAAATATGAATTAACATTTACAGATTTAATGCAATATGTTGCTGGAAGTCGTGTTGAACGTATTTTAGGTACAGAAACAAAACCTAAAACCTTAAAAAAAGCAATTACTGAATTATGTAATGACTATCATCCAAAATTCGATGTTAAATTTGTGCAAATTGATAAAGATGGAAATGAACAACCTTTAAAATGGGATATTGGGGATGAAGAAGGCCCAGAGTCTGTTTGGCCAACAGAAGGATTAAATAAATTATCAATTTTACAAACATGGATAGAACCTTTCATCACAAAAGATGAAAAAGGTGCAATTATATTATGGGATGACAAATCAGGTCCAAATAATCCTAGAATAATAATTCTTGAAGATCCTATTCCTAGTTGTGAAGATTCAATTAATGTAGAAATAAATAGTCATTATATTTTAGGAAAATTTATTGTAAATGGCGGGAAAAAATCTAATGTTATTAGTTTTAATCCATCAATGAATTGGGCATCTGCAATTGGTAATGTTTTAAGTGGTGGTGGTGCTGTTGGTGGTTCTACTACAGGAGCAACAATTTCAAATAATAAAAAAGAATGCGGAGTTCAAAGCAAAGAAGCTGGAAGTACATTATGGTCTTCTCCTCCCCTTCATGCCACCTATGTTTATAGTAGAAATGCACAAGCATTAGATAAATTTGTTAAAGCTCAAAGGAAGAACAGAAAAGCTAATCGTCTTGTTGATGTTAAAGGACAACCTATTTCAGCAGAACTTGTAATACAAGGTGATCCTAATCCAGATTTTATTAATAGTATAAGATGGATGGGTAGATATTTATCAATTTTAGTAATTAACCCTTTCCAGCTTCGTATAAATTCTGGAACTAATGGTTGCGGAGATTGGTTAGCACAACCATTACAAAATCAATTATTTAGTAATAGGAAATGGTTAATTCAGGGAGTAAATCACTCTATTAGAGAAGGATCATATACTACTACATTCAAAGTTCAATTAGCAGTGCCTGGAATTGATCTTCCAGCAGAACAAGCATTAGGCGGTGTAACTTCTTTAGGATATGTTCCTAAAAATACTTGTTAAAAGGAATTTTATGTTACAAGAATTAGATTATAGATTAAAAGTTATAGAAGAAAGATTTGCTGAATTAGGCTATGATATGAAAAAAATAGCTCAATCAGAATATAAAAACAAATGGTCAATTACAGATCAACCAGTAGCAAATTTTGGTTTATTTACAGCTATATGTGTTGATACTATAGATCCTTTAAAACAAAATAGAGTTAGATTTTTTAGCCCTGCATTTCATGAAAATGACTTACAAATAGAACAATTACCTTGGGCATCTCCAATTTCAGCATGTGGCGGATTTGATGATTGTGGTTTGTCATGGGTTCCTCCAGTAGGATCAACTTTATGTATATTATTTGAAAATGGTGCTAGAAGCTCTCCTTATTATCTAGGAACAACTTGGCATCGTAACAGAATGAATCCTTTAAACGAAGATAAAAAAGTAAGTATTTATAATTGGAATTATGCTATAAAAGAATTTGATGATATACATAAAACACATAGGAAAGGATATTTAGTTGGTAAGAATGATGAATCGCAAGTTTTACCTCAATGGAACACTGAAAATTATAATGGATTTGATTATGATTCAATTGTAGATTTTGAAAAAGATATAAAAGAAAAGAAAAAAATAACTTATGCAAATATTTATGGTTTTAAAACTCCTCAAAAACATTCTTTAAAATTTGTAGATGGAGATTATAAATGTAATCATAAAGCAAAACGTCTTGAATTATTATCTAGTTGTGGTAACTGGATGATTTTTAAAGATGATTGGTTACATAATTCTGGAACTTGGGCACATCCTCAATGTGGAGTTAGTGGTGCAGAACTAAATTGTTTAGATGAAAATGGAAAACCAACTGAAATAACATCTTGTGATGGCCAAACATCTAACTCTACAATTTTAGGAGGGCATCCGTCTACTCCAGATGGTACTAAATATGGTTTAAATTCTAACAAAGGTAGCAATCAATATTTTAAACATGCTAATGAGTGTCGTCCTTATAAAGGACCAGGAACACCTAAAAACAATAAATGTTGTTTACCACAAAGCGGTATTCAATTTTTAAGTCGTTCAGGGCATACAATGTTTTTTGATGATTCTGTTGAAGAACCAACTGGGATACCTGAATGGGAAGAATCTACCAAACCTTTTGATTTTGGTTGCAATGATAAATTTCTTGGTAAAATGAAAATTGTTAGTGCTACAGGGCATGAAATAGAACTATCTGATATTGAAGAACCATCTCGTGTTAGAAATAATCAAAATTTAATAAGAATAAAATCTGCTACTGGCAATTTAATTGAATTAAATGATCATACAAACCCAAAATGCAATGCTGGTGACAAACGTGGAATTGCAATTATTTCTAGTAGCAATCATCATTTAATGATGATTGATGAAGAAAATGAACAATGTAGTCCCGTTAGAAAAGATACTGGGGATGTAAATTGGACTAATTCAGGTGGTCAAAATACAGCAAAAGCTAAGAAAGCATTTATTAGAATGAGGTCTGGATATGGTTTAGAACTTTTAATGAAAGATGCAGATTCTCAAGAAAAAACCGAAAAACAATTTATAAGATTATTTGCTCCCCAAAAAGATAATACAGATAGAGGAGCACATATGCTTTTAATGCAAGAAAAACCATCTGGACCTGGTTTAACATTTTTAAAAGTAGGTGGGAATTATGTTTGTGTAACTTACGACAATCATATTGATATTGTAGGAGAAAAAGATAAAAACCCATCTAATAAAATCGTATATGTTAGTAAAAACTATGTAGAAATTTCTGAAGAATATTATGAAAATTTTGCAAAATTACATTTGTTTTTAGCAGATGAATATATATTATTATTAGCAGGACAAGATTGTCCGAGTGGCGGTCAGTCTTCTGGCGGTCCTTGTATTGCTCCTGTTGTTTGCATGAATACAAAAGGTCAATTAGTTATTAGCGATAAAGTTTATGCTAGTGCTGGACCTGATGCTCAGCAAATAAATATTTTCCAACTTTTACCATTTGCCCAAAGTAACAATTAATATGAATTTTTTAGGAATGCCTTACCCTATTAAGAAAACCTTTAAAGGTTATTTACCAACTCAAACTGGTATAAATCAAATTAAATCAGATTTATTATGTTTACTATTAACAAATCCTGGTGAACGTGTTATGTTACCAGAATTTGGAACACCTTTAAGGAAATTAATTTTTGAACCTAATGATGAAATATTATCTCAAAAAGCAAGAGAAATGATAATTAATTCTATTGCTACTTGGGAACCAAGAATTACTGTTCAAGAAATTAATGTTTTAACATTTACAGATCCTAATAAAACACAGCTTAATTTAGATGAAGAAATTGATAAAACTTTGTTTATAAGTATAAAATTTATAGATCCAGAAC